CGTTACCAGACAATGCACTGTCCTCGCCACCTTTGGCTACTCCTGCATATTTGTGTACGAAAATATCTAATCCGCCAACAGTGTACATTTCCGAAATTCTTCGGTCCAAAAATCGGTAATCGTTAGTGCGGTCCGGACGGTATAAACTTAATCTTGGCATAAACCATATTTAGCTGCTAGTTGACAGCTAATTAATTGGAAAATATAATAGCTCAATGGACGGAATTGAACGCTTAGACGAAATTGAACGTCAAATACTAGCACTAGGGCGGCATAATTGTCATCGCAAAGACCTACTCAAAATGCTCAAACACTGTGAACAACTATCAACACAGATGAGTAAAGAAACCGTTGAGTGTAGGCGTCTACGTAAACCAACTCAAACCTATACTAAATTACTAGAAAGTTTCGAAGAATGTGTTCGAAATCTGGAGCATCATTTGCTAATGGCTAGGTTAGCATCTTAACAACGGTTGACCAAAAAATACAAACTGACTATAATATAGTATTGCACTTACTTAGGAGCTAGAATGTCAACGGCAAAAACTGCACAGAAACCTATGAAATCTCTGAATCCTAAAGGAGCCGATACCAAATATACAGGCAATGAACCTGAATGGCGTCTACAGCCCACAGAGGACAGAACTAGTGCAATTACCCGAGCTCTGTATTGGTATCACTATCATTACACAAAGAAAGAAGCCAAGGATATGATCATAGATTGGCTGGCACGTAATGACCGACAGACCGAGGCAAAACTGTTCCACAAAGTTGCCGACGGCGATGTTACGCCTACCTATGGATGGCTATGCAGACTAAACCTCAGAGGCTTAGAATTAACAGAAACAGAACGTGCAAAGTTGGATTTGCATTTACAGGAAAAAATCACCAAGGTTAAAAATACCAAAACTGTGATCAAAGAGGAAGAACCCGCAGAGGCTAAGCCAAACATCCAGGATCGACTGCGTGAAAAGATGATAGAAGCAGCCTCTGACATAGACGGCATGTTTGATGATATGATTGCAGCGGGCGGTAAGATGTCTGCAGACTTCAAACCCATTGCTGTGCTACGCGGTAAAAACGTTGCTCCGCAGTTTACACCAGAAATTAAACGACAATGGCAAATCAGATTAGATGAACTAGAAACTGCCATTGCCGGCAAAGACCCTCAGCTGGTTGAAGGGTACAGTAACTTTGGCAAGATGCAGTTGAAGAACATGGTTAAATTCTGTGAGCAGGTTATAGCTGACTGCGGCAGCTACGTACAAATCAAGAAAGTCGAACGTAAACCGCGTAAGGTCAAACCAGTTAGTCCAGAAAAACGTGCTGCTAAATTCAAACTGTTAGCCGAGTTCGCCGAACTAAAACTGAAAAGCTTACCGGCCAGTCAGTTGATAGATAAAAGTGAAGCATGGCTCTACGATACAAAGAAACGGAAACTGCTGCATCTAGTAGCAGACACGCATGTAGGTGCGTTCACTATAAAGAACAACAGTATTATTGGCTTCAGTACTAGCGACAGCGTAATGAAAACACTACGCAAACCGGCAGAACAGCTAAAGGAACTGGCAGCAGCCAGTGTTCCACAGGCACGTAAGTTCTTCAAGGATATCAAAGCCACAGAAATAAAGTTCAACGGACGCGGCAACGAGAATCTTATACTATTACGTAGCAAGTAAATTTTGGCTAAATATCGGCGAGGAACTAAAAAATGGCCGATACTCCTGAAAATACCTTAACACTAGACGTACTCAAACAAGATTTGATTGAGTACGTGCGACTGCAACTAGGCGACGGTATTGTGGATCTTGAACTTGATCCTGCGCACTACGAAGCTGCTTATCAAAAAACAATTGGTACCTATAGACAGCGGGCACAAAATGGCTTTGAAGAAGCTTATATTTTTATGGAACTTATTAGAGACCAGGAAGTATATACGCTGCCACAAGAAGTAACACAGGTACGACAGATCTTTAGACGCACATTTGGCAACGCAACTGGTCCTTTTAGTTCTAGCTTTGACCCGTTTAGCGCAGCAACCCTAAACGTTTATCTACTTAACTTCAACGTCGCCGGTGGACTAGCTACATACGATTTTTACACACAATATGTTGAACTTAGCGCACGAATGTTTGGCGGCTATATCAACTACACTTGGAATCCGGTTACCAAGAAACTGCAACTTATTCGACGCCCGGCTGGTACCGGAGAAGTTGTACTGCTTTGGGTATATCAAATGAAGCCGGAAATCATCCTGTTACAAGATCTACAGATTGGGCAATGGATACGAGATTTTATGGTTGGCGCTTGCAAATTCACCATTGGTGAAGCGAGAGAAAAGTTTCAAAACATTTCTGGACCGCAAGGCGGCACTAGTCTAAACGGAACACAGATGAAAACCGAAGGACAGGCTGTAATGGATAAATGCCTAGAAGATCTCCGACTGTATGTAGATGGCAGTCAACCGTTGACTTTCGTAATCGGCTAATCTCGTTTGACACAATTTGTTGGTTATAGTATAATACACTATGGCCGACATAATGATTGACATCGAAACTCTAGGTACTGGACCAGCTGCCTGTATTATTACTATTGCAGCACAGGTCTTCGACCCGCTAATTCCTACTACTGATTGGGATCGTTATCCTAGCTATTATGCCAGAATTGATCCTGAGAGCCAACCAGATCGTACCATAGAACAAAATACGTTAGACTGGTGGGCCATTCAACCTCAACACATACAGGATGAAGCATTTGGTGAACATGCTGATCGTGTTGATCTAAAAACTTCTTTAACAGATCTAGGTCGTCTAATATGGCACAGCAAAAGATTCTGGGCCAACGGTCCTACCTTCGATGCAAACATTATAGAACACGCATTCAAAAGCTATAACATGGCTCTACCCTGGCAGTTCTGGACAGTGCGTGATGCTAGAACTGTATACAGTCTATGGCCAAATCTTCCAAAGCCAACGGCTACACACAATGCGTTAGACGATTGTCGTAGACAGATTGTCATGTTGCATAATACATTACAACATTTAGGAATTAAGGAACTGGTGTGATTATTGGTATTTGTGGTTTTATTGGCAGTGGTAAAGACACTGCTGCTGATTATTTGGTTAACTTTCATGGCTATCGAAGGGAAAGCTTTGCTAGCACTCTTAAAGATGCTGTAGCCTGTGTGTTTGGTTGGGATAGAACGTTACTAGAAGGACGCACCAAAGAAAGTAGAGAGTGGCGCGAACAACGCGACGAGTGGTGGAGTAATCGTTTAGGCAAAGACATTACGCCTAGACATATTTTACAGCACTGGGGCACTGACGTTATACGACATAACTTCCACAAAGATATTTGGATTGCTAGTCTTGAGCACAAACTACTGAAATCTAGCGATGACATAGTGATTACCGACTGTAGATTTCCTAACGAAATACGTGGTATACGCAACGCTGGTGGACGAATTGTTTGGATACGCCGAGGTTCATTACCAGACTGGTACGATGCTGCTGTAGATGCCAATTTGGGTGGTTGGCCTAATGCCGGCGAAAAGCATATGAATGAATTAAAAATTCACGAAAGCGAATGGGCCTGGGTAGGCACTGATTTTGATGCAGAAATTGACAACAATGGTACGCTAGATAATCTATACGAACAAATCAAGAGTCTGGCTCTAGATCTCCGCGCCGCCATGTAAATTCTACTTTGTTAACTTCAATACTACAGTTAAGACAAACAGTTCTGAGATTATTCAAATTGGTATTGTTAAGATTGCCATCGATATGGAATACCAATAACTGATTGCTAAACTTTGCTTTGAAACCGCAGCGATCGCACTGCGGTTTTTTTTGATAACCTTTTAGAGTCCAACGGGGTTTTTTGGGTTTGAGTTTGCGATTTTTTCTTATGCAGGCATCACATCGATTACGATAGTAAACTTGACCTGCATAATATCGATTGATGCCAACTGGGCGTAGTTGGCATGCTGAGCAAATTGGTCTTGGTTTAGATTTTTCCAACAGCGATTTCTACAACGCCTTCGTCAGATCCTGAATAGTCACCAATGGCTTTGCCGATGATGCAGCCAGGCCTGTACTCCGGAGTGTTAAGACATTGCGCTACTCCGGGAATTGCACTGCTGACAAGGCGATCCCCTTTCTTGACAGGACCAACCACACGGCAAGGTACGCGACCAATCAGAGCAACTGTGACTGCCTGTTCTGTCAGACCCGAATTCATCAGTACCGCTGGCTGCTCTGAAACTACACCGGCAATACTAGTTTCGTGACTGTGCTGACTCTGTGTTACTTCTGCTGAGCCACCAAAACTTAACACAGTACCAACAGGATAGTCAGCATCGCTTAGATACTTTTCTGCAACGTCAGCATACAGTGCCGAAGTTGAAGTTGCAAACAGACGATTAAAATAACTAGTTGAGCTACCAATGTTACCA